CGTCAAACCTACGTATCTTGACGCAAACGATAGCTCCGCCGGTATAATCCCCATCTGCTACCATATAAAAGCCATCTTTCGTTTTACCCAAATATCTGCCTGTCCATTGCCGGCTACCATATTGGCCATAGCCAGTAGTGCCAATGACCTTTTCGCCAACCTGTATTCTCTTACTCATCTTGTCACCATCATTCTTAAAGGCTCTACGCCACACGCCTTCATATTCTGCCATCGCTCATAATCAGGCTTATGTGTTGCCTCTGGATGATTACATTCCTGTTTGGCAAACTCAGGTTGATTATCGCTTAGCGGGTTTAGGTCACAGCGACAACATTTGATATGGTTTACAAACTGTTTATCCTTCGGGCAAATGTCTAATATGCAATCTAGTCTCATCTTTCCTTTCCCTCCTTATGCCTGTTTAGCTACATAATATACTATCTATCTATCATTGTCAAGTCTACTTTCACACGTTATCAGCTAAGATTTTAAACTATTTTGTGCGTAAACTAAACGATACCGTGTAAGGATTCCATCCTCACCAAAATAATAGTGCGCCCTAGTTTTACCCTTGTTCTTTATAGTATGCCACTTTTTGTGACAGGTACTATATGTCATATATAGTACTGGCATATGGCATATGTCACTTTTTATTACGGCATATGCCACCGACATACTTTTACCCTTTTACCTCTAACACTTGACAAACTACCTCACTTTGTATGCATAATATAAGCAAAGGTCGAGACTAAAATCTCTTGATTCGAAAACTAGCTTTGGAACAAGACTGATTGAGACTATTTTCTAGGTAATTGTAATATGGCAGGTAATAGTAATTCAGGCAGGAAAAGCAAGACAATTATCACCAGGGAGATAGAGCAAGGCTTGAAAGAGTCCGCTCTAATAGCTGAACAAAAACTCAAATTCTCTTTGCGTGGTACTGATAATAAGGGCCGCAAGTTCAAGCCCCTGTCGTTATCTCGTATCAAGGAATGTGAGTTGGTCATTGCTCACGCTATCGGCACACCTCGGCAGAAGATTAACCTCGATGTTAGCGGGGAAGTCCTTACACTTCACCAGCTTGCTAGTCTAGCGTTTCAGGAGCCGGAGAAGCTACCAGAACCGCAAGGACAACAGCCAATGCAGGATATAATAGAGGGGGAATATGAACCGATTAGAGAAGATACAGGCAACCAACCAGATAGCGGTTGATGACTTTAACCGCTATAACTGGAAGTTTACAGACGAAGCAATCAGACTGTGGGATACTATAGGTAGTGGTTGCTTCGCTTTGTTTATACTATATGTGGTGTCCGAGAAGTGGATTGACCTGGTAAAGAGGAATTGACATAATGATTATAGTGCGCCCCATAAGGAGGAATCATGACTGAGTATAACTGCTACGGCTACGCCCTAGAGCTGGGGTTTTCCGAGGAGGAAGCCAAGAGCTTGCAGGCTTCCAAGTGTGGCAAGGGACAGGATGCTACCGTCTTGCGCCGTCTGGCTACCGTTAAGGGGTTGGCCAGTATGAAGCCTACTTACCCGATGCCATCAGATATACAACCGCCAGACCCTTCCGTGTCACCGGCGGTTAAACCTCGCATCATCGTTAGGCAGAAGCGTAGACAAAGTAAATAACAGAGGGGGATAGGCTAGAAATGTCGAACGGCTTGAGTATTATACTACCCCATTTCCGCAAAGCGGTGGTCAAAACGAAGATTAGCCTCAAAAGGAGGGGATAATAATGGCGGGGGAAAGATGCAGTCCGAACAGCATAGCGTATGTAGCGAGCAGGGGGCCTGATGGGTTACCGATATTTGAGGAAGTAACTGAAGATGGTTACAAGAAAGTAGTAAGGGAGAAGTCGGGATTACTGAGCAGTGGGATATTGACGAATGATACATTAATAAAGAGTGGGGCGGGATTAGTATACTGGATGACTATAAGTGGATTAGATGCGATGTCTATAGAATTAAATGACAGTATAGCGAATGATGGTGAGGACAAATGGGGGGTAGACATACCTGAGAACAGTCCGCCGGGGCATCCTATATTTGACCCTCCATTAGAATTTGAGTATGGGATATATTTAGACATATCGGTAGCAACAGGCAAGGTAGTAGTTGGTTACAAATAGGGAGGCAAGAAATGGCGATAAAAAAACCGATAGATAAAAAGAGGGATACAGGTGATTACCGATACAAGTTACAATTACCAAATGGGAGATATTTAGATGAGAGGTTAAAGACCGATTATCTAATAGAGATAGGGTCAGTAATAGAGATGGATGGTACAGAATATAATGTTGAATGTGTAGGGAGAATAAAGGGGATATTATACAAAGTAGTATTGAAAGAGACAGGGAAGGTTAAATATACAGCAATTATAGCGAGGCTATCATTAAAGGAAAAGGTTAAATCAATAATCAGGAGGATAAAGATATGGCGGAGCTAAGCGATTATTTTGAAAATGCGATAATAAATCAAATGAGGAATGTAGCCGGGCCACAAGTAGCTGTTTACGTAGCTTTATTTACTGCTGATACAGGCTTAGAAACAGATGCTCCGACTGCGGAGGTAAGTGGAGGCAGTTATGCCAGGAAGCTAGCTGGTTTAAGTGCTGCTTCGGGTGGTACTTCTTCAAATGCAGGGGATATAACGTTTGGCCCGGCGACAGGGGAATGGGGGACGGTGAGCCATGTAGCACTTGTAGACCACGAGACTAATACCAATTGGGGGACTGATGTACATGTACTAATGTGGAGTGCGCTGGACGCAAGCAAGGCTGTAGCTAGTGGTGATACCCTTGTGATAAGTGCTGGTGATTTAGATGTGACGATGGCGTAAGATGATAGAACTCAGACTAAATAATGTATTGGAGGTGTAGTATGGCCAATATAACTTTTCCAGAATTGAATCCCGAAGATATAGCAACAATCGCAGACCTCATCCAAAAGTTAAAAGCCCTTGATGCTGAACTGGCTAAGATTCAGACTGAGAGAGCACAGGCAGAGGCTAACTGGAGTAGTTTGGAAAACGCAATCAGGGCAGAACAAGGTAAAATAGAAATTGCAATAAGACAGATAAGGTCAGTAGTGATAACAAAGGTATAAATTATGGGTTGGCTTTCAGGTTATGCTTACCGTAAAGAAATAACCATTACTGGTACTCCAGATGGTGCTCAAACAAACTATCAGATGCTTCTCAATATTATAAAGGGAGCAGGCAGTGATGGGGGCAATAGTGTCTATTTGGGCAATCATGCTCTTGACTGGCCTGAAGATATACGTTTTACTAAGTCGGATGGTGAAACCTTACTGGACTTCTGGCGAGAAGAATCAGATGCCACAGATGGCACTTGGTGGATAGAGTTTGATTCTATTTCTGCTAGCCCCAATACTGCCACTTTTTATATCTACTATGGTAAGGCAAGTGATAGTGATGTCAGTAATGGTGACAATACCTTCATACAGTTTGACAACTTCGAGAGAGGAAGTGATGGAGACCCCATAGGTGGTGATTGGACTGTAGTAATAGGTAGTGTTATTATCTCCACTGAGCAGAAGTGGGGTGATACAAGGGCAATGAAGATAGTTACTCCTGGTGGGAGTAACCCAGAGGTCAATATACCTGTAAATTGTGGAGACCACGTAGCTATTAGATTCAGGTATTACAAATCAGAAATTGGTGGCTTATATTCTGTTCATGGTGATGGGAGTAACTTATTTGATTGTCGTCTTGACATTGATGAAGATGTTGATGTTTACGACAGTGGTTGGGTTGATACAACATTAGACTGCAAGAAGGATTCTTGGGGTTTGGTAGAATTTTGCAACTTCAGTTGGACTGCCAAAACAATGACCATTGTAATAGATGGAGCAACAGAATCTGGTATACCTTTTGTTTTTACTCTTGGTGGTTATACAAACTTCACACTTATTACAGCTAATATAGCCGATGGTCATTGTTGGGTAGATAATTTCATAGCCCGAAACTGGACTGCCAATGAACCAACTTGGACTTCTTGGGGAAGTGAGGAAACAGGGGGAGTAACCCATTATGCTTCAGCTACATTGTCTGGAGCTGGTACTCTTGCTGGCATAGCAAAAGGAAAGTTTGCAGGTAAAACAACTTTAGCTGGAGTTGGAACTCTATCTGGCATAACCAAAGGAACTTTCGTTGGCAAAGCAACTTTAATTGGCACTGGTATGGTTGCCTGTATAACTAATGTTATAAGAGGTACTAAGGCAACTATGACAGGAGAAGGAATGTTAAGTTGTGCTATTACTAAAATAGCTGGACATAAAAGATTATGGTGGGGTAGTAAATATTATTAATGAATATATACTAAAGGGGGTGATTGGTATACCAGTGGTATTAGTAAGGGAAAAGTCGGTAGTAAGGTGGAGGTTAAGAACTTGCAAAAGATGTGGCGGTGATTGTTATAATGAAGGGGAGGGATGGCAGTGTTTACAATGCGGGCATATAGAGGATAAATTAAAGCCCATAAAATACATAACAGGGAGGAAAAGCAAATGGGTGATGTAATAGATGTTGCGATAAGGGAAGCGGTAGAGGCGATACAGGAGTCGGTAGAGAGTGGTGGGACAACGCAGACGCAGTTGGCAGCGATACAGACGGCTTTGCAGTTGATAGACAACTGTATAAGTGGAAGTGAGGCGCAGGTAGATGTAGTGGGGGCGTTGCCAGCGGGGACTAACGCTATCGGTAAAGTCGGGCATGATGTGACTGGTGGTGCTTCATTTACCCAAAAAACTACTACTGCTGGGACTCCTGTTAGGTTGGTAGGTGCTGCTACTGGTGCTAAATACTGCGATGTGCAGGCTGTGCCAGCCAACACCAAGAGGATATGTGTTGGGATGGACAATTCCATAGATGAGACAGCAGCCACGGTAAGGGGGGATATACTACATCCTGGAGAGAGCAAGCGGTATCCAACTGACCCATATAATTTGTGGGTTGACCCACAGGTTAGCACCGAAGGCGTAACTGGCAATTACTACACATAAGGAGTAGCTGATGCTTCCAAATTTATTGCAATCTCGTAATATGTGGGGTAGGTGGGAGAGCGGGATTTATACTAGAAATTTCCCAATAGATGGACTGGTTCTCTATCTACCCTTATATCAAAACCCAGATTATGTATTGCTGAATGGGACTGGCATAGCCTCTGGCGCGCCAGTAGTTTTACTTACCCCTGGAAACAATACCATAACGGTAACACAGGCTGGCACTTTCACTATTACGTTGCCTACTGGAGTTACAGGGACAGCCACAAGCGGAACGGCTACGATAACTGGCAGTCCTCAAAGTCTAGTTGGCGGATTAAACACTATTACTGCTGAAGGCACTGGTAACTTTACGGTATCAGTTCCAATAATAGTGTCCAAAGAAGGGTTGGCTCATCTCTGCACGGTTACTGGTGCTACGTGGGGAACTACTGGTAGATACTTTGATGGGAGTGACCTTATTGATTTAGGAACAAACTCAGTCCTGGATTTAACTGGTTCTTTCTCTTTATGTGTTTGGCTGAACCCTGATAATCTGATTAATCCTCGCTATGTTTACGGTAAGGACTCCTTCCAAACAGCTGGTATTTTGCTCGGCTTAACGACAGTTGGAGCAATAGATTTCTATACTAGTCAAGACAGTGCTTTCCAACAGACTAAATCCTCTAATGGCGTAATAGCAGCTGCAACATGGGCAATGGTTGGTGTAAGTCGAGAGGGCACTGATGTTAAACTTTACAAGAATGGTGTTGTCCAAACTGAGGCTACTTCAGGCGTACACCAAAATCCAGCTTCTTCAGCTCACTCCAGTATATTAGGTGCCGGTGGTGACTTAGAAGCAAACAAGTTCTTGGGTAGCATAGGAGAGTTTTGGCTTTATAGTGGTAAAGTCCTCGCAGCTTCCGAATTTCAGAATATATACGATAATACTAAGTGGAGGTATTAATGAAGTATGGAGAGACTGGAAGTTAGGAGTTAGTAATTGACTACTCAAACAATTCCAGACCTAACATTACCTGAAAATGCTAGGAAGTTCAGGGATTGGGCAGTAGCTTACCCTGACATTTGGATTGAAAATATTCTCGGCTGCTCTATGTGGAGTACCCCCAAGCTAATAGCCAGAGCAGTATTCCATCAGAAAGCTGACGGTGCTACTACCAGGGTTTGTGTTGCTTCCTGCACTTCTGTTGGCAAGTCTCATACGGCTGCCAGAATAGCTATCTGTTTTCTCTATAACTTCAAACCCTGCACAGTGATTACGACAGCTCCGACCTACCGGCAAGTGGAGGAAATACTCTGGCGTGAAATATCTAGCGCATGGGCTTCGGCTAGATTTGCTCTCGGTGGTAACTTGAAACAGACTAAGATAGAAATAGAAAAGGACTGGTTTGCTATTGGGCTTTCTACCGATGAGCCAGAGCGGTTTCAAGGTTTACATAATAAGTATGTTCTTGTTATTGGCGATGAGGCCAGTGGGCTACCGCCTACTGTCTATGCAGCTATTGAAAATCCTCTGGCTGCTGGTGAGTTTCGCTCTCTCTTACTTATCGGCAATCCTACTCAGCCGACTGGCAACTTCAAGGATGCCTTTATCAATGAGAGCGGGCTTTATCAGACCTTCCAGATTTCCTGCTTTGATACGCCTAACTTCACCGAGTTCGGTATCACGATGGAGGATATCAGGGAGAATAAATGGAAGGAAAAGATAGCTGGCAGACCGATGCTACGCCCTTACCTGATAACTCCTGAGTGGGTTTATGAGAGGTATCTGGAATGGGGTGAGCATAACTTCCTCTTTCAATGCTACTGCCTCGGTAGATTTCCAGAGCAAGGCGTTAATACTCTCATACCTGAATGGGCTGTCGGACAGGCTATGAACTCAATAGAACAAGAACCAAAAGGACAGGTAGTGGCTGCCCTAGACGTTAGCAGGTATGGAACGGATGAGACAGTTTTTATGGCAAGACAGGGCAATAGGATTATCGCTATGGAACACTGGATGCATCAGGATAATACCTTTTCGGCTGGCAGAACGGCTAACCTGATTAAGCAGTATAAACCAGTGATAACGAGGATTGACTCGGTAGGGACTGGCAGCGGGACTTATGATATATTGCAGGCTAATGGACTGGCGGTAGAGGAATTTAATGGGGCTGAACAGGCTCTCGATAAAGAGATATTCGGCAACATCAGGGCTGAACTATACTTCGCTCTGGCTAACAAGCTACAGAACGGCGAGATACAATTACCCAAAGACTCCAAGTTAAACGCCCAACTGGTGGACATAAGGTATCGGTATAACGTCAAGAACCAGTTGCTTATTGAGAGCAAAGAGGAAGCGAGAAGCAGGGGAGTGAAGTCTCCTGACAGGGCTGACGCTCTGATGATGCTGTTCAAGCCTGTGGCTGAGAGCTTGATAACAAGCGGGCAGAATGTTTCATATTTCCTTTAGGAGATTATCATGTTGGATATTAAAGACATCGAATTGAAGGCAGAGGAGTTTAGACCTCTGTGGGAAAGACAGGACAAGGATAAAGACCACTACTGGCTCAAGCCTTATGAGATGAAGATGATTGAGGATGACACTAAAGCTGTGCCTAGAATTGTCAACCTTACCCTCAATGACCCTGCTACCTTTGCCTTTCGCTCAATCGCTATCCTATCATCGGCAAACCCGCAGACCATTGTTGAAGGTGAGCATCTTGGCGATGACTTCACGAACTACATTGAGAGATGCCTTAACGACTTTTACCTCACTATTGATGAGACACTAGCTCCGCTCCAGCTATGGCTCTATCCCTATGTTACGGAGCAAAGCTGTGTAAGAGGCTGGCTGGCTGCACAGAACCTTACGCGCAAAGGGAAAGACGGCAAGATAATCGTTGACGTTAGACCGCTTGATACACGCTACCAGATATATGATATGGGGATTAAGAACCTGAACTGGCACGCTTATATCACCAGAAAAACCAGAAGCTATATCCTTGAGAGGTTTAAGCATGACATAGGGGAAAGCAAGAGGACTGAGATTGTCTACGACTGCTATGACAAGAAGCGGCATTACGGCTGGCTCGGCGGTGGCACTGATGTCATTCAGGTAGAGGACAGCACTCATCCCTTTGCCAATGAAAATAATGGCGAAGGTTATGTGCCAGTGGTAATGCAGAAAGTGCCATCAGGCTCTATGCTAGCTGATGAGGATAATATTGCCCATGATGGTGAGAGTATCTTCGCCCTTGACAGAAACCTTTATCCTGAAATGAACAGGCTGGCTACTATCCTTCATAACCTGACAGTCGCTTCCTTCTTCGGTGCTTTGCAGTATGCCTCTGAAGCTGGCGAAAAGAAAAGAGTATCGGCACCGCCCTATGGACTTGGTGTGGTAGTGGCAGTAGAAAAAGGTGGAGGCTACCAGCTTATTCCTGTAAATGACATTCGTAACGCTACTCGGCTGGAATACTCCATGCTGGAATCAAGGTTACAGCGTGGCTCTCTGCCGAACATAGATTATGGCAACCTGTCATTCCCTCTTAGTGCTGTGGCGATTGCAAGGCTGACCGAAAGCAAAGACCAGATATTCGTGCCGAGACTTCAATGCTTTGCCATGTTCTATCGGCAGTTATCCCAGATGTTCATTAAACAGCTTCTTATGTTCAACAAGCCTGTGGAACTAGGGGAAGAAGGGCACAGACGGACTTATGAGCCTTCTAAACTCAAAGGTGAGTATGCCATATCCTACAAGTATTTCTCAGAGAGTAAAGAGCAAAGGCTGGCTAACCTCACTGAAGCTCAGGCTAGTCGGGGGCTATTATCCGATGACTATATCCGCAGGGAGATAATGCACCATCCTAATCCTGATGAGGAAATGAATAAGCTCAGGGATGAGCAGGCGGAGAAAGCCGACCCTGCTGTGGGGCTATACCGCAGAGTTCATAGCTTGATTGACGCTGCCCATAACTCTACTGGACAGGTGCAAAAGCGGTATGATATGGAAGCTAGGCTAACCTTGAGAACGCTTATCCTGATGCTAAAACAATCCAGTGCAACTCAGGCTTTACAGTTTGGGGAAACCGCTAGAAGACAAAGAGGTCAAGGTGAGCAGCAGGCAAAACAGATAATGCCACTTCTTGAGGCAGGAGGAGGCAGAACTAGACAAGGCGAGACTGAGGAAGAAGTGAATGAGTCTATTCTTGAGGAAGAAAGAATTAGCCGTTTGGCAGAAACTGGAAGGCAGGGGCGTGAGCAAGAGGCTCTCGTAACCACTCCGCAAAATAGACCGAAACAAAGGAGGGCTAGTTAGATGGCACTCTTGACACATGAGCAGGCAGATAAAGAGGTAGAGGCTGCGCTTGGTGCTCCTACTTCCCAAGCCATGAGTAGCTTCCAGAGGTTTATGGTTGGCAATAAAGGACTTCCTCAGCCTACTAAGATGCCCCAACTACCGAAAGAGCAAGTCAGGCGATTGCCTCTTAGAACTCAATAGAGGTTAGGTTAATGGTAACTGAACCGAAAGAACCCACAACTGGCAGATGGCGATTACAGTCTGGCATTGAGAAGCAATTAAGAGCACTTCAAAAAGGTCAGACTTTAGTTCTTGATGTAGAGCAGGCTAAGGATATTGGCTATACCTTGCCCTCTGGCGATTGGTTTCTCAAAGCCTATGGCGGTGGTGAAGGACTGGAGAATACCTATGCTCTGGTCTCTCCTGAGAATTACGAGTTTAGTAGCCTTGAGTTTGGAGAAGGCAACGAGCTAATCAACTATCAGGTTAAGACTCCCGAAGGGCAAGCCTTCTCAATGGAGGAATTTGAAAAGCTCCAGCAGCAAGCCATAACTCAGCCTGCTTATGAGCCAGAGGCGGTTACTCCGCAGATTGACGAGGTCTTAGAATACTCACTGAGGCAAGTCTATCCTGAGATGTTCAAGGCTACCAAAGCTGGTATTGATACGGCTAGGGTAGCAGAAATTGGCAGGGAGATGGCTGACCTGCGAATGGGCAGGATACAGCCACCAGAGGGTGTAACATTTCAGCAAAGGCTTGATGAGTTATCAAAGGAACTGGATACTCTTGGGCTTGGCACTTCTTGGGGATATACCGAGGAACAGCTACCACAGATGGCTTTGGAAACTCTATCAAGACAGCAGATAGAAAACCCTGAAGCCTTTTACCAGAACATCAGGGATAAGGGCAGAACGATTGACACTGAAAACCTGATGCGCCTGTTTGTCCCTGGCATTACCACCGAGCAACTTGATGCTTTCTTTACCGAGCAACCAGAGCGGTATACCACTGATGTAGTTCATGATGTCTTTCCCAATGTTACATACGAGCAGTTTGAGACAATGCTTACCGAGACACCAGAGCAGTTCATTGACGAAATAAGGACTGGTGGCAGGACAAAGGAAAAGCAGGACTTACTCCGCACAATGGGCTATGACTGGAATCAGATAAACGAGATATTCAGCGTTCAAAAGCTGGTTGTGCCTGTTGATGGGGTGAGAAAACTACTCACGATAGATGTCGCTAATCAGACTGCCTTTGACGAACTGGGTAACTATGTCGGCAAGTTCAATCCTCTAACCAAAGAGTTTACTGCCGAACCTCCGAAGAACATAGCAGAGAAGGCTTGGGACTGGCTATCCTTCAGTTCAAGGCAGTCGTGGGAGAACCTTGAGGGCTTTCTGCTAGGCGTAGCTTTCCCCATGCTCTATCCTGAATTGCCAGAGGGCTTTCTTGGTGATGTTGGCAAACAGATAAACGAGGAAAACAAGCGTGTGAGGGAAGATTTCAGGTGGCTTTACAGCGAGAACAAGAAAGAATATGAGGACTGGGTAAACAAGCATCCTGAGATTAGACCCTCCGTGCAGTATCAAGAAGGTGCTTTCAAAAATCCCGAGCTACTGACTGACCCTAGCTACTGGGTTTATGAGATTGCAAACATCATTCCCTTTGTTGCTACTGGTGTTGTAACTGGCTTACTCACTGGCGGTGTTGGTGCGCCTGCTATTGCCCTGACTACTCTATCTATGGGTGCGGTCGAAGGCGGTGCCGTCTATGATGAGATGATAAGTCTCGGTGCGCCAGAAGATAAGGCTGCCCCGATTGCTGCCGTTGCTGGTGCTGTTATCGGCTTGCTTGAGAGCTTCGGCAGACTGCCACTACTCAAGCAGTTAAGTCCTCTACTATTCGGGCAGTTCAAAAAGAGGGCTGTCTCTGCACT